CTCGGCGATCGAGGAAGCGCTCTCCACTCGCCGTGCCCGCGCCCAGGCCGAGCGCGAGGAGGCGCTGGCCCGCAAGGCCCTGCGCGACGAGCAGATCGAGCTCGGGCAGCTGGTCCCGGCCGACCAGGTGGCCGAGGTCGTGGCCGATGCCACTACCGCCCTGCGCACGGCCCTGGAGAATCTCCCCGCCACGATCGCGCCGCGGTTGGCCGCCGAGCCGGACGAGGACCGGGTGCGCGTCATGCTGTCGGACGCCCTCGAGCACATGCTGGAGGACCTGGCCCGCCGCTTCGCCTCCATCGGGAAGCCCAAGGCATGAACGCTGCCGCACCGAACGCCGCCGGCTACGCCGACGCCCGCACCATCGTCGCCCAGGCGATCGCCCGCGCGATCGCGCCGCGCAAGCCGATGCGCGTAAGCGAGTGGGCCGAGCGCCATCGCGTGCTCTCGCAAAAGGGCAGCTCCACGCCCGGCCGCTGGCGCAACGACCGCAACCCGCTGCAGGTCGAGCCGATGGACTGCTTCTCCGCGCGCAGCCCGGTGCACGACGTCGTCTGCCTGTTCCCCATCCAGTTCGGCAAGTCGGAGCTGGAGTCGAACATCCTCGGCTACAGCATGTGCGAGAACCCGGGGCCGATCATGGTCGCGCTGCCGGGCGAGGTCTCCCTGAACAAGTGGGTGGACCAGAAGCTCAACCCGATGCTGGAGGAGACGCCGGCGATCCAGCGCGTGCTCACCAGTGTGGCCAGCAGGGAGTCGAGCAACCGCCGCTTCTTCAAGGACTTCCTCGGCGGCCAGCTGTACATCGAGCACGCCGGCAACCCGACCCGCCTGAAGTCCACCTCGGTGAAGCTGCTTCTGGTCGACGAGTTCTCCTCCTTCGCCAACCAGCTGCGCGGCGGCGACGACCCGGATGCCATGCTCGATGGTCGCACCTCGGCGTTCCCCACCGGTTACAAGCGCCTCAAGGTGGGCACGCCGGACACCCTCGGCACCTGCCGCCTGAGCATGCTCTGGGACAAGTCGGACCAGCGCCAGTGGCACGTGCCGTGCCCGCACTGCGGCCACGAGCAGCCGCTGGAGTGGTCCGGCCTGCAGTGGACGCCGGACGCGACGCACTGCTGGTACTGCTGCCGCGAGTGCGGCGGCGTGATCGAGGAACACCAGAAGCCGCAGATGATCGCCGCTGGCCGCTGGGTGCCGGCGCACCCGGAGCGCAAGATCCGCGGCTACCGCGCCAACTGCCTGTACTACCCGCTGGGCCTCGGCCCGCGCTGGCTGGACCTGGTGCACATGTGGCGCGACGCCCAGGCGGATCCGGCCAAGCTCAAGACGTTCGTCAACGACCGCTTGGCCGAAGCCTGGGAAGACCCGGCGATGCGCGCGGTGAAGCACAACCTGGTCGCCGACCGCGCTGAGCCGGTGCCGCTGCGGCCGGTGCCTAACTGGGTGCTGGCGGTCACCGCCGGCATCGACACCCAGGACAACCGCCTGGCCGTGCACACCGTCGGCTGGGGCCGTGGCATGACCGCATGGACCTTGGACTACGTGGAGCTGCCCGGCGACCCGGCGGAGGAAGCCGTCTGGCTCTCCCTGACCGACCTGCTGAACCGTCCGATCGAGCGCGCCGACGGCGTGCTCCTGCGCCCGCTGGCCACGGCCATCGACGCCGGTGGCCACCGCACCGAGGCGGTCAAGCACTACGTGCGCCAGGGCCTGGTGCCCCGGCCCATGTGCATCTTCGGCGCGGTGCCGAACAACGCGCCGATCCTGTCCAAGCCCAAACCTGCGGACGTCACCTGGCGCGGCCGCACCGACAAGCGCGGCATCACGATCTACCACGTCGGCACCGTCGCGGCGAAGCACTACCTGTACAGCCGCCTGTCGGCCGACGCCGAACGCCAGCCCGAGGCGCGCCTGGTGCACCTGAGCGACCAGCTGCCGCCGGAGTTCTTCGCCGGCCTGGTGTCGGAGGTCTACAACCCGGTCAAGAACCGGTTCGACAAGCGCATTGCGCGCAACGAGCCGCTGGACACCTGGGTCTACGCCTACGCGGCCGCGCTGCACCCCGAGCTGCGCCTCCACCGCTGGACCCACGCCCAGTGGGACGCCCGGGCCGCGCAGCTGCTGGCCCAGATCGACCGGCGGCCTCTGGATTCCCGTGAAACACGGCCCGATCCGCCCACGCCGGTCCCCGCGCGCCCGGCGCTTCTGGATTCCCGTGGAACACACCACCGCCCGCGCCGCCGCGGCGCGGTCATCGACCCGACCTGACGGAGCCCGACCATGGCCGATGACGCCAAAGCCGATGAATACCTAGACCAGCTGCGCACCGGCTTTGCCGAGCGCATCCGCGACGCGGTGCGCGACCTCCCGGCGCACCAGGCCCTGCAGTTGGCCGACGCTCTCTGCGCCGTCCAGCTCGACCTGCTGGCCGGCATGCGTGTGACCTACCGGGCCAAGCCTGCGGTGGACGCCGCCCAGGTCACGGAGGATTGGCGCCGCGGGCTCACGGTGTCCGAGATCATGCAGAAGCACGGCATCAGCCGGTCTGCCGCCTATAAGCACCATCCGAACCGTGCAGCGCGAGTGCGGAACGCCAGTTGAAAAAAGTCCACGAAAATCCCTGACTGTGGACTGGACGCTGTATAGCGTGGGCGTCCATGTCGATCACCCAGCAACGACTGGACGCCTACCTGGCAGCCGAGGCCCGAATCCTCTCGGGCGGCTTCAGCCAGCGTCACGGCGAGCGGGCCCGCCAGGAGGCGGAGCTCGCCGAGATCCGTAAGGCGATCGCGGATCTCCGGCGTGAGCTGGCCGCAGAGCAGGGCAACCTCGGCCCGGCCCGCGGCAGCCTGCGCTACCGCACGGCGGTGTTCGACCGATGAGCAAGGATCGCTCCCACTCCCTCGTCCGCATGTCCGCGCTCGACCGCGGCATCGCCGTGTTCGCCCCGCGCTATGCCGCGCGGCGCATGTTCGCCCGCTCGGTGCTGGCCTGCTACGAAGGCGGGCGCAGCACCAAGCGGCGCAAGAAGTCCACGAACAACAGCACGGGCGAGCGGCTGGTCGTCCGCGACGCCGCTACCGTCCGCGCGACGGTGCGCGACCTGGAGCGCAACTACGACCTGGTCGACGGCGCGCTGTCCTCGCTGGTCCGCAACATCATCGGCCCCAACGGCATCAGCATCGAGCCGACGCCGCGCAATGGCACCTCCGGCGAGCAGTTCGACGACATCGACGACGACTTCGCGCGGGACCTGCTGAACGAGTTCCGCGAGTGGTCGCGGGCGCCGGAAGTCACCCGCACGCTGAACTGGGTACAGGCCCAGGAACTGGCCTGCCGGTCCTGGCTGCGCGACGGCGAGATGTTCACCCAGCTGGTGGAAGGCAACGCGCAATGGATCCGCCACGCATCCGGCGTCCCGCTCTCGCTGGAACTGCTCGAGGCGGATGTCGTGCCGCTCGATCACGAGCGCACCAGCCCGAACATCCAGGCCGGCATCGAGCGCAACGAGTGGGGCCAGCCGATCGCCTACTGGTGCTACCGCCACCACCCGGGCAACAGCCTCGGCTTCATCGAGAACGACCTCAAGCGCGTGCCGGCCGAGCGGATGCTCCACGTGGCCGTGCGCCGCCGCCTGTCCGGCCTGCGCGGCATCAGCCTGTTCGCCTCGGCCATCGACCGGCTGCTGGACATCAAGGACTACGAGGAAAGCGAGCGCATCGCCGCCCGCATCGCCGCGCGGATGGCCTGGTACATCAAGCGCGACAAGGACATGGATGGCTGGACGCCGCCTGTCGACGAGGCCGGGCAGGCGGTGGAGCGCGACTTCACCCTGGAGGCGGGGGCGATCTTCACCGATACCGCGCCCGGTGAAGCGATCGAGATGATCAACGCCAACCGGCCGAACACCGCGCTGGAGCAGTTCCGGCGCGCCATGCTGCGCGCGGTTTCGCGCGCCATCGGTCTGAGCTACTCCACGCTGGGCGGCGACTACGACGGCACCTACAGCGCCCAGCGCCAGGAGCTGGTGGAGGCGTACGACGGCTACCGGATGATGACCGCCACCTTCGTGGCGCGCTTCGTTCAGCCCATCTGGGAGCGCTTCGTCCATCTCGCCATCGCGTCCGGCCGGGTCAAGGTGCCCCCGCACATCAACCCGGCCACCGTGGCCCAGGCCGTTTTCCGCGGCCCCCGCATGCCGTGGATCGACCCGAAGAAGGAGGCCGATGGCCTCCGTGCGCTGCACGAGGCGCGAGTGCAGTCGGTGACGCGCTCCATCGCTGAGCGCGGCGACCGGATGCAGGACACCTTCGAGGAGATCGCCCGCGAGCGCCGCCTGGCGGCCGAGCTGGGCTTCTCCCTCGACACCGGCAATTCCGCCGGCGCGGCCGAGCCCGCCGATCCCGAGACCACGCCCGCGAGCCAGGCCCGGCAGCGGGAAGCCCGCATGCGCCTGGTGCGCACCTCCGGAGACATCCCGTGAAGAAGACCCTCCTGGCAACCGCCGTTCTGGCCTCGCCGGCGTCCCCGCCGCAGGCCGCGCCGCGCGGGCCGCAGCGCCCGCACATCGAGCCGCTGATGCAGCTGCGTCCGGTCAGCGAGGGCGGCGACGCCTACGAACTGCTGATCTACGGCGAAATCGGCGACAGCTGGTGGGGCGAGTCGGTCACCGCCCAGTCGGTCGCCCAGCAGCTCAACCAGCTGGACGCGTCGGTGGCCACCATCAACGTGCGCATCAACAGCTACGGCGGCAGCGTCGCCGATGGCCTGGCCATCTACAACGCGCTCAAGCGGCACAAGGCGACCAAGGCCGTCACCGTCGACGGCGTGGCCATGTCCAGCGCCTCGCTGATCGCCATGGCTGGCGACACCGTGACCATGCCGCCCACGTCGATCCTGATGATCCATGCCCCGTGGGGCGGCTGCTACGGCAATGCGAAGGAGATGCGCCAGTACGCCGACTTGCTGGACACCTTCAGCGAGTCCATGGCCGACGCCTACATGCGCAAGTCGGGCAAGAGCCGCGAGGACGTGCTCGCCCTGCTGCAGGACGGCGAGGACCACTACTACACCGGCGAGGAAGCCGTCGCCGAGGGCTTCGCCGATGCCGTCGGCAGTGACGACGACGACCAGGGCGAGCCGGACGAGAACGCTCGCGCCTACGCCAGCCTGCTGCTGGACCGCATCAGCGCCCGCGGCGCTCCGGCGCGCTATGCGGGCCTGGCCGTGGCCGCCGCCCTGCGCGGCGCACCGCGCAAGCCCGCTGCCGCCCAGCCTGCAGCGCCCATTGCCTCGTCGTCGCTCACCGTGACCGTGGATGCCAGTGCGGCTGCCGCTGCGCTGCGTGACGCGCTCACGCCCCCGAATCCGCCGGCCGCCACGGCCGCGAACACCCCGCCGGCGGATGCCGGTAATCCTTCCGGAGATACCCCGATGAACCTGACCGAAGAGCAGAAGAAGGCCCTGGCCCAGCGCCGTGGCGCCATCCGCGCGGCGTTCGCGCCGTTCCTGGCTCGCACCGACCTCAACGTCGAACAGCTGCGCGCGTTGCAGGACGAGTGCCTGGACAACGACGACGTGACCCCGGATGCGGCCGGCCAGCGCCTG